CCGCATTTACTGGTGTAACTCAAGCAGCCGCCGCTGCAGTGGCATGGCAAGATTTTAACGCATTGATCCACTCAGTAGATCCTGCCTATCGCAATGTTGGCAATACTCGCCTTGCTTTCAACGACAATACGTTAAAAACGTTGAAAGAAATGGTGGATGGACAAAAACGTCCATTATGGTTGCCTGATGTGGCTGGCGTAGCGCCTGCAACCATCTTAGGCCATCAATATGTGATTGACCAAGGCATCGAAGATATTGGTTCAGGTAAGAAATTTGCTTACTTTGGTGATTTCAGCCGTTTCATCATTCGTCGCGTATCAGGTATGACATTGCGTCGTTTAGTGGAACGTTACGCAGAGTTCGATCAAGTAGGTTTCTTAGCGTTCCATCGCTTTGACTGCGTACTCGAAGATGTGTCAGCAATTAAAGCATTAACAGGTAAATAGGTAAAAGTGCGGTCAGAAATGGCCGCATTTTTTATTTGGGGGATGAATGGAAATCACACTAGACGAAATTAAGTTGCAATGTCGCATTGATAATGATGAGGAAGATGATTTGTTGTCAGCCTATCTAGTTGCAGCAAAGGCGATGGTTGAGAACCACACGAATAGAGTGCTTTTTAATACATTGCCCGAAGAAAAACCGATTAATGCACAAGAAATCACTGGTGATTTGAAAATAGCTATATTAATGCTGATCGCTTACCTATATGAAAACCGTGGTGGATGGAACGAAGGGCAAGGTGTAACAAACTTTGATTTACCTCCAACTGTTAAAGCCATCATTGATCGTTATCGTTTTATAGATGTGTAGGTGATTAATATGAACATAGGAAAGCTACGTCACAGAATTATCTTGTTGCGGCAAGTTAATGAAGTGAATGATTACGGTGCAAGTACTCAAACCTGGAAGAGAGTAGCTACTGTTTGGGCTGATGTTAGACCATTATCAGGTCGAGAGTATTTTTCAGCCAAGCAAGTACAGTCTGAAGTGACCACTCAAATATGGCTACGTCATATAGAAGGCATTAAACCCACAATGAAGGTTAAGTTTGGGAAAAGAGAATTTGAAATTCTTTCCGTGCTTAACACTCAAGAGCGTGATGTGTCTTTACAGCTTATGTGTAAGGAGACAGGTAATGTCTAATCTGACTGTGAAAGTTACTGGTCTTAAAGAGTTAGGGAAAAAAATGAATGACCTTGGAAAGAAAACAAAAGGTCGTATTTCTGTTGACTCAATGCGAAAAGGTGCTGTGATTATTAGGGATAAGGCAAGAGCCAATGCACCAACTTTACAAGAGAAAGTACCCCATCGGAAACGTGGCACTTTAAAAAGAGCCATACTTGAAAGTACAAAGGTTGATAAGTTCGGAAATGTCCGCTCTAAAATCTATGTTCGAAAACTTCGAAGTAAAACTATTGAAAACTTTAAAGTTAAAACAGGTAAAGGTGGCGCTAAAAACCCTAACGATCCTTATTACTGGCGATTTATAGAGTTTGGAACATCAAAAATGCAAGCCAGACCGTTTTTGCGTCCAGCATTCTCAACTAAAAAAAATCAAGTATCGCGAGAAATTATTAATAATTTGCGCAATAACATTTTTAGAGAGGCTGGTAAATGATTCAAAAGAAACTCTTTAATGCTCTAAATCCACTGGTGTCAGGTCGTTGTTTTTATGGGTTGATCCCTGAAACAAATAGTGCCTATCCAGTCATCGTATATCAATTCCCAACAATATCACCAAATTCAGCGTTGGAAGATGGAGATTTGGATGATTTCACGGTGCAGATTGATGTTTATAGCAAAAATCCTGATGACATTTTCGCTCTGCGAAAGGCTATTTTTACCGCACTTGAAACGGCATTTGATTATGCCGAGAGAGAAAGTGATTTCAGTGACTACGAACCCGATACAAAATTACATCGTCGGGTAATAACTTATCAAATTGCTTATGGAGAATAAAACATGGCAGCAAAAACCACACCGTTCCAAAAAACACGGTTTTATATTGGCACATCTGAAGATGCCGGCAAGAAAATTACAGCTTGTGCTGTAACACCAAATGCAACAATTACTATCCCTTCAAGCGGATTCAAAACTGGTGATTGCGTCTTAGTTACAGGCTTAGGTGCGCTAGATGGATATTATCCAGTTAAATCTGTTGCGGCAGATGTAATTACATTGGCTGATGAAGTTGATTGGTCAGCGTATGATCAACCAACAGTATTTACTGATGCTAAAGCGGCATTAGTGAAATGGTCAAATAATTTCTGTGAGCTCCGAAATCTAGAACGCAGTGAAGATACATTGACTGAAGAAGATGTGACTACCATGTGTGATGATGGCAAAGCCACCGAAGCTGGTGAGTTCGAGTACGGTGAGACACAGATGAAGTTCTTTACTGCGCCAGTGTCTGAAATGCAAAAATTATGCCGTAAAAAATTCTTTTCGAAATCGAAGTTCCCTTTCCGTTTAGTTTTCCCAAATGATCAAGGCACGATGTATGGTACTGGTTATTTCAAATCTGGCAATGGTTACTCTGGTGAAACTATGGGTAAATTTGAAAGCGGTGCAACTATTAAGCATACAAAACAGGAATATCACTTACCTGTAGCTTAAAAATAAAAAAAGCCAAGAGTGATCGGCTCTTGGCTTTAATTATTAGATTAACCTTTATTGCAGGAGAAGTTTTCCTGCGAGTAAATTTAAAGGCAAAAAAGAGGGTAAATATAATGGATTTGAGAAACAAATTATTGCAGCATAAACCTAAAGTAACCGAAATTGAAATTCTTGGCGAAAAGTACTATGTGAGAGCATTAAGTGTCGGTGATGTAAACCGTGGATTGTTTGGACAGCACAAACTATTGTGTGATATTGCAAAAGCACAAGGTATTGAGCTTGATTATGATGATCCTAATGAGTTAGGTAAACAATTAGGAAAAGTTTACGATCCATATCGTTTAGCCAGAAATCTAGCCCTCCGCTTATGTGATAAAGATGGCAATCTATTGTTTGATTTTGAAAATGAAGATGACTTGAAAGCATTATCCGGCCTAGATAATGAAGTTTCTGAAGAATTAAGTCGCGCATTGATGGGGGATAAACCAAAAAACTTAATGACCGACGCAAGTTCCAAATAACTTTATCGCTTGCGTTGGGTAAAACGTTAGAAGAAATCGAACAAATGCCTGAAAAACATTTTCAGGAATATATGCTGTTTTATCAAGAACAGCCATTTGGTTTGTGGAGAGATGATTATCGCACAGCACAGATTGCTCATTTGTTAGCGTTAATTCATAAAGATCCAAAACAGAAAGCCACAACATTGAGCGATTTAATGCCATTTTTCAATGAAAATAAGGTGGCAGAAGATAAAGAAGATGATGGCGTAGAGTCTTATTTGTTAAATCGTTGATTGTTTAGTAAAAAAGTTGAAAAAATTAGCTACTCTCTATTGATTAAAATGAATGTATTTTGTACAGTATAGATAAGTAAATAAGGAGGGGTTATGTTTAAAGATGAAATTAAACTTATCCATTGGTTGAGCAAAGAGATTATTGCGTTTTTCGCTTTATTCTTTGTGTTACCTATTATTTTTATCTTGGCTGTAACAGGCATAACCACAAAATTTTTACTTGGTGTTTCTCTGGCCTACATTACCTTTTTTATTTTTGCAAAAGTAGCTATGTTTTTCTTTATGAAGAAAACTGAAAATAAAGTACTGCAGCAAATTGAAAAAGAAAACGAAGTTAAGTACGTCATCATTAAATAGTTAGTGTTTATATAGAAAGCTCGCAATATGCGGGCTTTTTTTATTTCTGGAGAAAATATGTCATCACTCGGTAGTTTATACATTGGGTTAAGTCTCGATACAGTCCAATTTCAGAATGGATTGAGTAAGTCGGAGTATCAGACCCGAAAATTTACTAGACAATTTGAAGCTAATTTTTCTCGAGCTCAAGAAAAAGCACGTCAGTTTTCCGAACGTACAACACAATATTTAAATAATATTGAGAAAGCTGCCAATAACATCAATTCGACAACAAAATGGAGTTTTCGCCTTGATAATTTAGGTAGAGCGCAAGATTTGTCAAAGCAAGCTATTGCAATGATGGATAGTTACACTGAGCTACAGAACCGTATTAGACTGGTGACTCATAGTCAGACAGAAATGGCTCAGGCTACAGAAAGCGTGTTTGATATATCGTCTCGAACCAATCAAGCTGTTGGCGCAACTGCTCAAATCTATCAACGTTTTGCAAAAAATGCTGATACTTTAAATATTAGTCAGCAAAAAGTTGTAGAACTAACAGAAACCGTATCAAAAGCAGTCGCTTTATCAGGTGCAGCACAAGCGTCATCAGAAGCGGCATTAATGCAATTTGGTCAAGCTTTGGCTAGTGGTGAGTTGCGCGGTGCTGAACTTAATTCAGTGATGGAACAAACACCGGCTTTAGCACAAGCTATTGCAGATGGTTTAGGTGTTAGCGTTGGCGCACTTAAAGATATGGGTAAGAATGGTGAGTTATCTATCAACAAAGTGATAACTGCACTTGAAAAAGCAAAATCATCTGTTGATAGTGATTTCGAGAAACGTGTAAAAACACTTTCGATGTCATACACCAATCTTGAAACATCATTAATTAAATATGCCGGTGAAGCTGACCGCACTTATGGCATCACACAAAAACTTGGCGAGAGTGTAGATTTTGTTTCAAAAAATCTTGATTCATTAATCACTGCAGCTGTTATTTTAACTGGTGCTCTAGCTGTTGGTAGAATTAGCCAATACAGCGCAGAGTTAGCGAAATCGGGTATTATAAGTGCAAAAAATGCTTTAGCTCACACAGCAGAAGCAAAAAGTATTTATGAAAGAGCAACGGCAATGCGAATTGCCGCGCAGCTTGAAATGTCTAGTTTGACCGCACAATTACAGTTAGCTCAATCTGAACAAACCAGATTTGCATTGCGCGAAAGAATGAAAGTGCAGTCTGCTCAAATTATTGCACTTGCAGAAGCAGAAGCTGCGGCAAAACGAAACCTTGCTACAGCAACTAATCTTGTAACGATGGCGGCAAAAGGTTTGCAAAGTGTAATGGCTTTACTTGGTGGC